CCCAGATTGTCCGGACTTTCCGTGTCGACTAAATTTTTAAGATAATCGAACGCGTCCATACTCCAGTCCGTTGTAAATTTAACTTGGATATCCGTTCCGAACTTTTCATTCACCCGCTCAAGACAAGATTCAACCTCCCCGAAGATAAACCGCCGGGCAGATATTACTGGTTCATTACTGGAAAACGCTTCATTCGTGACAAGACGTTCTTTCTTCTCTGATTTTGAACTGATACCAATCCAGTTAAAGAAAGAATTCAATTCCTGATTCCATGCGTCAATCAGTTCCGTTACATGCGAGGGGACATCCGTTGCTAATACTGACCAATTGTCAACGCTTAAGCCGGAATCAACGACAAGGAAAGGTCGGTTTTCGTCTAATTGGTTAATCAAGTTCAGTACCGTTTGTACCTGAGATTTTGGAACAGACAAGACACGCGGAATTTTAAACTGAGATATATTGATATCCAGTGCCCGCTTAATTTGAAACAATCTGGAAGCATACATGTTGACACGATAGACAATCGGGATTCTTGTTTTATTCGCCCATACCAGTACGCCATCTTCCGGGACTTTGACTTCATCATGAATTAAACCGTTCCGGGAAGTCGTGACCACTAACTGCGGGTCACCGTAGATATCCTCCTCGGCTATGTTGGACGCATAGAGGGCAACCAGCTTATTCAGGGCAATGTTACGATAGAAGCACAGGCAACCCTGCTCGATCAGGACTTGCAAACAATAACGCTCCGATATTCCGTCTGGCAAGTTCTCCAACGCGATTAAGTTAACCAGATATTCATATAGCATATTGTAGATATCCTGAATCGTCGCAATATTTGTGTATTCTACACCGTTAAGCAACAATCGCTTATTTCTCTTATTCCTCGACAATTCCAGTCACCTCATTATCTAAATCATATCGATACATTGTCGCGCCATTGTGCCATAACGTAACACCCCGATCAAACATTCTCGCAATCCGTTCCCGGTGTTCAGATGGAATATTTCCGCCAAAGTGGATTCCGTTCGTCTTCACATAATTGAAGTTAGAACGACTGAACAGATTCGGCTTTTTGTAACGCATTGTCGGGTAGCCGTAACAGGTGTACCAATCATCAATCACTTTCGCAAATTCTGCGGTAATCGTCATCGGATAGAACCCAAAGGTCATGAAGTTATTCGCCATATTTAACGCGCCAGTTCCGGTCTGTCCGTTACTGACAGGCGGTCGGTTCGATCTGTCCGCAAGGTCTGCCAGCGTGCTTGCTACACCCATACCCGCGCTGGTTGCCGTAACAACCCCGAGTGCAGGATTAACCGCCATTAATCCGATTCCTGCGACAGCTTTTGCGCCCTCAACAATTCCACCCATTAAAAGGGAGTTATAATTTTGTCCTAGGTAGTTCGCGAAAGCGTCATTGTTCCAAGTACAGGTCGGCCATCCACTGAGGACAATTGAAGCGTCAAAGTTTGCCATCTGTCCGGCATAGTTCAACGGGGTACACCGAACCTGCGCCGGGCAATGCGGAGTTCCTACGGCTTGAAATTCACACGAACCTCCGCTGAATAATTCATATCGAAGCTCCGCAGACTGTCCATTCTGGGTTGATACAATCAGATAGTTATAAGGATAGTTGAACAGAATTTTATTCCGTGGCGTGTAACCGTCAATGTCGGAAGTATTGATCGCAACGCTTTTCGTTAGTTTCTGCTCCGGAAGACTGGTAATCAACGCCCCACTTCCTGCACCCCCAACGGTGAACGCCGGACACATCCAGACATTAGAAATCGCTTCGCCCCAGCCTTTTTCATCCATTGACTTAACGAGTTCCTTAATGGCTTCGGTCTGATCGTCGTTAAACGCATAATAGGCATTTCCTGAAAAGACGTTCGCGATTGAACCGCCGATCTGCCGTTCCGTTTCCGGCCCATAGCTTTCCGGCTGGTAATCCGGCTTGTATTTTTTAGACACGGCGACCAGCGTGCGGGTTTCTGCAACTTCACTCCAGCCATCCTGTTGCCGGGCAATCATCGGCCCTGTCGGTAAACTATTGTTCACGAGCAGGTGTTCAAATAATTCGTCACTGCCTGCATGTTCGTACTCGACAAAGCTGGAATAATATTCAATGTCGAACATATAGGTTTGGAATGAATCAATCTCAAAGATAACGCTTGTAACATTCGGATTCGTATAGTCTTTATCGACGATATACGCGAAGTAATAGCGACCGTCAAAATCTTCATTCTTAAACAACAAATAGTTAGCACTATCTACTCCGTCAACCTCCCGGTCAAACGACAACACCCGGTCTTTCTTAATATATTGCGCGTCAACCATCTGTGCAACGGCCTTTCCCTGAAAATAAGAAAGCTGTGCGGACTGACTTTGAAAGATTAATTGATGCTGATCATTTCGATCAAGAGGGATTCCAGCGATAAGCCATGCTTTACAAGTACAAATTCCGGCCATGATTAGTTACCCGCGATTGTTACTACGCAAGTAGCCGTCTTCTCCGGGTCAACTTCGGAAGTTCCGGTAATGGTAATCGTCTTCGCGGTTTCATCCTTGCCGACAATTAACAAGCCGTTTTCCATCATGACAGTATTCTTGCTTACCTGACCTGCGATCGCATACGTTGACCGTGCGGACGGATAGTTTTCTCCGGTTGCAATCGGGTAAACCTGCAAGTAACCACCTTTTTCAACCGTAGCCGTGGCCGGGGTTAATGCGTAGGTGTCGATTGTCTGTTGGCCAGATACGAACAGAACCGCGTTTCTGAAAGCAGAAGTAGATAAGATTTTATGATGATGCCAAAACATGTTAAAGTACGCCTGCGACGCATTCTCAGCGACGGCCAGTTCCTTATACGTTGAATAGCACTGAAACCACCGACGATCAACAACCGCGAACAATACACCCGGCATATTGAAATCGTCGATAACAACGGTACGCGCCAGAACCTCCGCTTTGTCCATCTGGAACGCATTCGCTAAAACGTTTACATCCATGTAGGCTTGTGTGCGAGGTGTCGTGATAATAATCTGTTCACTAATCGGCGTTGCCATGTCGCGCTTCATACTGTTGTATTTTGTTGATACAAACTCCATCATGCCAGAAATCGCCCGCAGTTCAACGGCCGCCTGTTCCGCCGCTTCTTTACTGTTGATATCCGGAATGGTAATCGTATAGAACCCTCCCTTTCCTGCGACTTCGGATACAAGCTCCTTCATATACTTGTAAATGTCGAAACGGTCACCGTCATACAGGGATTTAGCAATCCGTGAATAGTAGTCATAGATACCGGATTCCGTCAAGAACGCCTTCCGGATTTCCGGTTTAAATAAGGTTGCCGGATATTTTTCTTCAATGCGCCGATTATGGAACAGCTCAGCGACATCCGGAATTCTCAGTTTGTAAAGGTCATTTCCTTCCAGATATGGGTCATACGCTTCTGCCTTCGCAAGGTTGACCTGCCACTCGGCGACCGACGCGCCAAACGGTAACTCCATCATAAATTCTGCCAGCGGATTCTTTACTTCGTAATCTGCGATAATGGTTCTGCCGACACGGTTCAACAAGCGCACGAATTCATTCAGTAAACTCTGGTTTGTCGTTAACGTCTGACCGATTAAGACTTGATTTTCTGCCGTTGCCATCGGCACGTGTGACTGATAGTCACTGGAAGCTTCCTGACGAACAGCATTCAAAATTTCTTCATTCGTTACTTTCATAGGTAATTTCTCACTCTCCTTTAATTTTGGCGATTAATTTTTCCATGGCGTTTTCTTCTTCGCCTGCCATGTTTTTGTTCTTAGCATTGCCTTCCGGCCGTAGTCGCTTAGACAGTTCAAAGTTAAGCTTTGTCGCTTCGGTATACTTACCATTTAAGTCTTCAACTTTGGAAGTCAGCTCGCCGAACTCATTTTCAGTTTCTGACCATCTGTCGCGCGCTTCCTGACGGAGTGCGATTCTGCCGTTGTCGTCCAGCTCAGAACTTGAATAACGATCTAGAAATTCTTCAAATTCTGTCCCTGTCCATCTTCCCATAGCTTAAGCACCTTCCTTTCCTAACATTATTATAACACACTTGAATTGTACTTTTTAAATTACTTTTAATTTGACTTTATAGTGTACTTATGGTAATATAGTTATAGGGGGAAGGACCCCTAGAAGGAGAAACAGAACATGACAGAAAGAATTACACACCGCATGACAGTGACGACCGTAACATTACAAAGCACACGATTCGACCTTGAATCAGAAAGAGTTATTCTTGAAGACCCATTTAAAATTACAATCCCCGGAGCATTCAAGAGTGATTTTTCCTTGAGAAAGGCGATCGAGGAACGCTTAGGACATGATAATTATATTATCGTCAATTCAACTCGCGCTACCGTTAAAGCGTCAATCCCCACCTCGGATTTCCTAAGCAATCCTAATTTGATTACAGAAGAAGTTAACGAAAAGGAAGGTAACGAATAATGTCAAACGAAGTCATGACAAAAACAACTACTGCAATTGATGAATTAACAGGCGAAGTTACAACAATGTATTGCTCTATCGTACCGCAGGACGATAAGGACAAAGCAAGAATTTTTAACGCAATTAACAACACGGATGAACGTATCGCAGACCATAAAAATGAAGTGATCAACGTCACGGACGTAATCGCGCATACCGTGGAAATGGCAGACGAACAGGGAAACATGATTCCTCAGACCCGCGTCATTCTGATCGATGATAAGGGAAAAACCTACGGCGCGACCTCGACAGGGATGATGAGCGCGTTAAAAATGATTTTCCCAATTGTCGGTATGCCACCGTATGCGAAACCGTTACCGCTGAAGATCGTTGAAAAAACAGGCCGTCGCGGTTATCGTTTCTTGAGCGTCGCAATCGAGTATAAATAAGAAGACGCGAAAGGGTGTCTATATCTCAATCCATGATTCAGATATAAGCACCCTTATTTCTTATAAATCTATTTTCTGCGACAATCTGTTATTCTTCTTTACATCCAAAGCGACGCAAAAAAGTTTTGAAGAATATTTAGATGAAAATAGAATTACAAAGGAATATAAACTAGGTTTAAACGAAGCAACGAACCTCTACCCGATATTTGATATCCTTCATTACGCAAAAAAGGAAAAGCGGGGTTTCAGAATACAGAAAGGGAGTAGAGTTTATACATGCCTAGACGATTTAAGATTTCTATGGAGGACAAACAGTTAATCCAACAAGCCAATCGCCGGATTAAAGCGAAGCAGTCACGCCTTAAAGCCAAAGGCTTTGACGTGATTCTTCCAACGAAACAACCAAAAGAATTTAATAGCAAAAAGCAAATTGAAAAATATCTTGAAGAACAGAATAAGATTTCAAAAACACGATATTATTATAACCGTAAAACGAAGAAGCTTTTACCCGCGAGCGATTACGGAAGATTACAAGAAGCGATCATGCGACGAAACAGGCTAGTAAAAGAACGATATGGAGAAGCGTTAGAAAGCGAATTCACAACGGCAGGAAGACCGACAGGAAACACGGTAGGTGCAATCGCAGGAAGTTTGAAAGCTGTAAGGCTTGGCAATACGAAATTCGACCCCCTGTTACCGCGCAATTTAACCGCGAATGATATTCGGGATGAAAAGCATTTACAAGAATTATTAGTCCGTTATAACCAACAAGCGCAAGAGGAATATTGGCAGGAAAGGGATGAACGATTAAAACAGAATTACATCGAATCCCTGTCCACAGCTTATGGGGATATCGTTCCGGAAGAAGTGGAAGAACTACAAGAAAAGTTAAAAGAAATGGATTTACAAGAATTCATGAAAGCGTATTATAGTGATGACATCGTGTCGATCACCTATAACTACACAAAAGACCCGAACTATTCCGAAGCTGAAAAATTAAACCGTATCATTAATGCGTGGAGTAGCAGGATGTGAACGTATATAGTTCAGACTTTGAAACAACCACCGACCCGAACGATTGCCGGGTGTGGGCGTGGGGAAGCTGTACTATCGACGATCCCTTCAATACGTTTGAATATGGCAATACGTTAGACGGCTTTATTGAACGGTTCAAAAATGAAAACAGCACACACTGGTTTCATAATGCAGGGTTTGACAGCGAATTTGTCATTCATTGGCTTTTAACACATGGGTTTGAACACCGGGAAAAAAAAGAACGAGGGACATTCACAACGGTTATCAGCCAGACCGGAATATTTTACAGCCTGAAAATTACATTCAAAAATGGGAAGACGCTGAAAATACTGGACAATATGAAAAAGTTTCCGTTCAGTGTCGATAAGATCGCTAAAGATTTTAAGTTACCGATTAAAAAACTAAAGGGACATATTGATTATGATTTATTTAGACCAGTAGGACATGTGCTGACGCAAAAAGAAATCGAATATCTAAAAAATGACGTTGTAATTGTCGCGTTAGCCTTGAAGGGGAAACTTGACGCAGGATTAACAAAAATGACGCGAGCCAGCGACGCATTGGCCGACTATAAAGAAATAATCGGAAAAAAGACATTCGACAGCTGGTTTCCTATCCTCGACTTAAATCTGGATAAAGATTGCCGACAGTCCTATAAAGGCGGGTTCGTATGGGTCAACCCCAAGTTTCAAAACAAGCGCATACAAGAAGGAATTGTCTTTGATGTGAACAGCTTATATCCATCGAGAATGCTACTCGAAACGCTACCCTATGGCAATCCGATCGCCTATGAAGGGGAATACCAGAACGACCCGGACTATCCGTTATTCATCGAATATATCCGTTGTCGTTTCCGGGTTAAAAAGAATCATATCCCGACGATTCAGCTAAAAAATAACTTTATGTTCCGCAACTGTTCGACAGAATATCTGACAACCAGCGTAAATAGTTTAGGGCAGGATGAACCTGTCGCTATGGTTATGACATCCGTTGACCTGCAATTATTCTTTGATCACTATGACGTTTACGATCTTGAAAGAGTTCGAGGATTAAAGTTCAAAGCTTCAAACAACCTATTCACCGAGTATATTAATAAATGGGGACAAGCGAAAGTCAACGCGACAACCCCAAGCGAAAAGCAGAACGCAAAGGACATGCTGAATTGCTTGTATGGGAAGTTTGGAAAAAACCCGGACGTGACAAGTAAAATTCCATATCTGAAAGAAGATGGAAGCGTGGGTTATAAACTACCTACTTATACAGTAATTAATGAAAACGGAGAAGAAGTCACAAAGACAGCACAGGAACTTTCCGACCCGATCTATATACCGATTGCAAGTTTCATTACAGCCTATGCCAGAAACGTAACGATAAGAAGCGCGCAGAAACTTTACGACCGGATTATTTATTGCGATACCGACAGCATTCATTTAGCCGGAACAGAAATCCCGGACATTGATATTCATGAAAGCCGATTAGGCGCTTGGAAACATGAAAGCACATTCTGCAAAGCACGATTTATCCGTGCAAAAACCTACATCGAGGTTATAGAAATTGACGAACAAACTTATAAAAAATTCATCGACAACGGCAAACGAGCGTTCGTTTATACATCAAAAGGAAAATACTTTGAAAAGAATATAAAATGCGCTGGTATGCCTGACAACATCAAAGAAACAGTCACCTTCAAGAATTTCAAAATCGGTTTTATTTCCGGAGAGAAATTAGTCCCTTCGCATGTTCCGGGTGGAATCGTCCTTGTAAAAAGGCCATTTGAAATCCGACCGTAACTATGGTATACTAACAGTGTGGGCAATTCATACTATTAGCGTAACTGTGCCGGAATTTCAAGGTTGGAAAATACCTCCGGAGCAGAAAAGGGTTGAAATCCGTGCGTTAAGGGTGATTCTGTCCGCACTTTTATTTTAGGAGGTTCATTATGTGGATTAAAAAATCAATCGCTGAAATACCAACAAATAAGCACCCGCTGGAAGTTGTAGAAGATTTAATTACCACAGGTTCTATAACAGATATTTCATTGGAAATAGATGATATCGGAACTGAAAATGAATATGTGAAAATCATGTTTAAAAACAAAAAGGGGGAACTCAATACCTTAGAAATGGTGTGGAAAGATTTATGAACCGAAATACATTTGTTATCAGTACAGAATTAGAAGAAAATGAATTAATCGAACTTATAGAATGGTTTATTCATACAAAGAAAAAGATTGCATTTTCAGATTCTGAATATGTGGAATTTAAGTTAAAAGAAATTAACAATAATAACATAGCAGAATTAAAAAAGATTATCGAAGTCAAAGAATACGAAAATCAGGAACTGAATGCGATTATCGACAGATTGTCAGAAGACAATGAAAGATTAAATGAAAGAATTGAATCGTGTCGTATCATTCATAAAGCATTACTGAATCAAATTTACGGAAAGAAGGGGAATTGACATCCCCTTTTTTATTCACAGTGAATATAATATACTGTATTTTGTATATTCCTATGTTTCACGTGAAACGCCGGCCCGTTCCGGTCTGGTCCGTCCGGCTATGGCCCGGCAGGTCATGGCCCGCTACCCTCCACGCCCGCACAGTACGCTACTGAGTACAACACAACGGCACACATCGCCCTTGATCAGTTGAGCACACAGCACGTCCGCTCAGTGCTTCACTTGAGTTACCACTACACCCCAGCACCCTTGTTTAGTATTACTATACTTTTGTTTAGTGACACTAAAAACTCAGATGGGGTAGCAAGGGATAAAA